CCTGGAGGTACAGCGCAAGGAACTTGAGTTACTTGAATTGTTCTAAGACACCCTGTATCACGGACAACTCGTTCCCGTGCAGAGTTAATGTAGTCGGTTAACTGTGCGGTGCTATAAAAGTTAGCGTTTGCATCATGCAGTAATCTCTGCACTTCAGTAATGTAGGAATTGAGCGTAGCCATAGTTTAGTATCCATAGTTCATGCTACAGCCTGTAGGACTTTTCCCCCACCCCTCTTTGAAGAAGGGAGAGGTACTCTTTCCACCAACGGGGATAACGATTGGTTCTTTTTTGGCGGTTCATCAGATAGCTCCCATTTAGACAAGATTTCAAAACCTGTATCTAAATCATTGGAAGTTTTTATCCATCCTAACCGTGCCAAGTAAACTTCTTTGTTTTCTTCTTTATAACCAAAAATATGCTTAGCAGTTTCAATTGGAATTTCAACAGTTGTGCCAGGTAAAAAATTATAAACCACTCCAGCAAAGCCATCTTTCAATGGTTTGTCGGAATGGTTGGTTACAAATATACTAGACATTAGAAGTTGACTACATCACCATAAACACTAATGTTGACGGTGTTTGCATTACCTGAAGCAGTGTTAACTTTAACAAATAAAGTTGAAGTCGTAGATCCAGAAATAACGGTATTAGCACCATAAGCGCCAGTAATCGGAACATCAAGATAACGACCTGCTGCGGACAGTACAGTTAAAGCAGTATTTGCAGTAATTAAATTAGCATCATTACCATTGTTGCTAGTATAAATTCCCACATTTCCTGAAGAAACTGAACCAACTGGGCTAGTGATTACAATTTTTCTTACAATCACTGAACCCGAATTAGCTACTGCCCCACCGTTTGTTAAGCCACCATTTGCAAATGACAAATTGGCTACCGCATTACCTGTTGCAGATAAAGATACAGCTTCAGCAAAAGCAATGCGGACATTACCAAAAGAACTTAAATACAGATTAGCAACTGCATCTTGGTTAGCCATTATCTTTCCCCTTAACTAGCGTAGGTACTTGAAACAGCTTGACCGCCATTGACAGTAATCAATTGCACTGAAGTATTAGTGGTTGCCAATAGTTGCACATTAATACCGTCAGAAATGATAACGCCACCAGAGTTAATGGGGTATACATTTGAGAATGTAGCCACATTAGAAGTAGCGTTGTAATTCGATACAGCTTGAATTACCACATTGGCGGTTGCAAATGCCATGTAAGTACCAGCAGGAACCACATTACCAGCCGTAGTGACGGTAATATTGGAAACTGCTTGGTAGTATGCAGCAGCAGTATTTGCATAAGTGCCTGTTACTAAAATCTTATTTAGACCGAGTGCCATGACTAGTTCTCCTTATAATGAAATAGAGTTGTAGCCAGATACCCTGGTCATTGACTTTGGCTTAACGCTTACCAATTCGGCAATCATCAAGACAGCGCCAACATAACCAATCTGCCAATTAGGGAGAGTCGATTCAAAGCCAGTAAATACGAATGAACCTTGATCGTGAATGTAAAGACTCAAGTAATTCGAGTTAATGAAATAAACCGTACCTTCTGGACAGTAAGGATCTGGATAAACAGGAACACCAGCGACCATCAAAGCACGGAAAGCTGCTGAAGGACCGTTAGCATCTGAATCGAAACCGTTACCTGGGGTAATAACATATTGCTCTTGACCCACATAATCTTGGGCTAAAAGTGTCCATGTACCAAATCCGCATACGCCAAAAGTAGGAACTTCAGCGCCATTCTTTACAGTACCTGAAATGTACTGGAGAATGTTTTGACGAGTTGGGTTCACAGAACCTGCGTTATACACCTTAGATTTCCACCAAGTATAGGTAGTTCTATTGATGTTACCGTAGGTAACCATGTTAGTACCGTCATCAATTGCACCAGGCAAACCAATAAACTGTTGAGTGTTCGTAGTATTGGTATACAGGGCAGTAGCCATAGCATCCATCATCACATTGGTAGCATCATTCATGCGTGCTTCAATGAGAGGAATAATTGCATAGTCTTGCTGAACTGCACCTTCCATTCCGAGGAATGGTACTGGAGCAATCATCAGTTTAAGGTTGAACTCAGCATTGAAAGCACCTTGCTGAACTGACGGCTGGTTAAACGAACCAGAATAGTCAGACCATTGGGCATTAACAAACTGTGCGCCTTGAACTGGAACGGTTACTTGGGATACACCACCAGAGGCTTGTTGACTGTTAGCAATCAAAGCAGCCATCAGGGGTGTGCTGTTATAAAGTTGTACTACCAGCTTGGGGATAAACGCTCTACGAGTAACATAAGTCAACTCATTGTATTGCGAAGAACCTGACGCTGGAAGAATTCCGCCACCTATAGGCATGGTTTATCTCCAAACAAAAATTAAAATATCCCCTCTACTACTAATACCCTATTGGGCGAGTGTTTTTACGCAACTCACCTAATGCTTCTGCTGCCACATTGCGTGCTGCACTTTTTGGATCTTTCCAAAACTTAGAAAGGTCAAAACCTTTCAATGGATTAGGATTGTAGCCTGAAGGTGTTGGCACGGCAGCTTGTTTCATCCAATCAAAATACTCTGCTGCTGTTTCGTGATTGGTCATTCCTTTGCTGAGCATTAGCTTTTCGATTTCTTGTATATCTTCTTCAGAATGGGCTAAACCCTTCTTAAACAAGTTATCTCTACGCATTTTAAGCTCACCAATAGCATCTTTTTCACGCAACTTAGCTTCTAACTGCGCTACCCGTTCTTCTGCATTGTTGATTTTCTTTTCAGTGTAATCTTCAATCTCCAGTTCAGGAATTGGCATATTAGGGCGGAGCTTCTTAGTCAAACGCAATACTTCCTTGCGAGTGGATGGATTCTCAGCCATATCCTTCATTAGCAAAGCTAATTCGTCACGCTGTTCAAAACTTAGATCTTCT